AGACAATGTTAATGATAATGCATTACTATTAAGAAATCTCTTTAAAATCAATAGGTTAACTATGAAGCCTCTGCGGAGCCTAAGATACCATGTTAATGGAGTCCCGCCATAGCCTATGTTGGCATGATTCTTGCATGTAATCTGCACTGATTACAGCACTGATCTGCACTGGATAAAAAGAAGTAACTTGACAAACTTAAAAAAATATGCTATAATATACTCTTCTATGTAGGCTATGAACAAAACATTGTATAAGAACCATTCAGTAATAGACTTATAACTAATCGTCATACACTACATTGTAGATACATAAAATTATATACACCCTACAGTCCTGCCTTCCGGCAGAGAAACTATATAGAGGTAGCGATGTCCGAATTAAAAACTGAGTCTTGTCCGCTACCTTCATTGGTCAGCCAGGATGTTTTGGCAGTCAATGAAGAAAAGAAAGTGCCTGTCAAAAAAAGAAAAAGAGGAAGACCTAAGAAAGAAGAAGTAAAGAAGTACATTAAAAGAGCTAAAAGAGGTAGACCTCCTGGTGAAGCAGCAAGGATTAAAGAGCTAACAGCTTCGTTGTTGCTGACACACTCACAGGCTATCATCAGAAAGATAGTGCATAAGGCATTGAATGATGATGATAAGGATCAGATGGCAGCACTAAAGTTGTGTGTTGATAGGATGTTACCAGTGTCTTATTTTGAGGATAAAGGCATTGCTGGAGGCTCCAGAGCCATTACCATTAATATTACTGGAGTGAATGAGAATCCAGTAGAGATGATTGAACACGAACCAGTAGATGTTGAGACAACATTGATTGATTATGAAGAAGTAGAAGAAACAGCTGAAGAGGAAGAAGAAGATGGATTTACAGGTTAGACTTCTTCCCTGGCAACAAGAAGTCTTCAAAGATCCTACAAGGTTTAAGATTATTGCTGCTGGTAGACGTACAGGTAAATCTAGGTTAGCAGCTTGGACATTGATTATAGAGGCTCTACAGACTGAGAAGGGTCATGTCTGGTATGTAGCACCTACGCAGGGTCAAGCTAGAGATATCATGTGGACTACGTTGTTAGAGCTAGGCCACACAGTCATTAAAGGTAGTCATGTGAATAACATGCAGATTACTTTAGTGAATGGAGCAATGATATCACTGAAGGGTGCTGACAGACCAGAGACAATGCGTGGTGTTAGTTTAAAGTACTTGGTGATGGATGAGTACGCAGACATGAAACCACAGGTGTTTGAACAAATCCTTAGACCTGCTTTAGCGGATCAGAAGGGTAGAGCAATGTTCATAGGAACACCTATGGGTAGAAATCACTTCTATGAGTTGTACAAGTTAGGTGATAGTGGAAAAGATGAGCATTACAAAGCATGGCACTTTACTAGCTTTGATAATCCATTGTTAGATCCAGCAGAGATTGAAGCAGCTAGAGGATCAATGTCTAGCTTTGCTTTTAGACAAGAGTTCATGGCATCGTTTGAGGCAGCGCAATCGGAGATCTTCAAAGATGAATGGATCAAGATTAGTGACGAAGAACCTGAAGAAGGTAGCTACTTCATTGCGGTGGATCTATGTGGTTTTACGGATTCATCTCAGACGAATCAAACAAAGAATAAGAAACTTGATCAAACAGCGATAGCCATTGCTAAAGTTAATATTAAAGGTTGGTGGGTTGCTGATATACAGTATGGTCGTTGGGATGTCCGAGAAACAGCAGTAAAGATACTCAAAGCTGCTAGAGATTACGGTGCTACTTGTGTTGGTATTGAGAAAGGAGCACTAAAGAATGCAGTGATGCCTTATCTACATGATTTGATGAGAAGGAATGGATTCTTTCCCAGGATTGAAGAACTAACACATGGTAATAAGAAGAAAGTAGATAGGATTGTTTGGTCATTACAAGGACGTTTTGAACACGGTAGGATTGTACTAAATGAAGGTGAATGGAATAGAGAGTTCATCGATCAGCTTATGTTATTCCCTGACTCAAAAACTCATGATGATTTGATTGATGCTTTAAGCTATATTGACCAAATTCAAACCGCTAACTGGCATCAAGAGATTGATGAAGAAGAGTTTGAAGTCCTAGACCCAATATCAGGATATTGACTATGAATTTTGAATCAGAAACCACACCACAAAATGCTTTAGTAGCGTTTGTGATGGATAAATGTGATCGCTGGCGAGATCATCGAGATGAGAACTACTTACCTCGTTGGCAAGAGTATGAACGTTTATGGCGTGGTGTTTATGCTGATGAAGATAAAACACGATCATCAGAGCGATCAAAGCTTATCAGTCCTGCGCTGCAGCAAGCAGTAGACAACAAACAAGCAGAACTTGAAGAAGCTGTGTTCGGTAAATCAGAGTTCTTTGATATCAGTGATGACATCGCAGATCAAGACAAAGCTGATATAGAGGTGTTAAGACGTAATCTTATCGAAGATTTTAAGAAAGATAAGGTACGTAAAAGTATCAGCCAGATCATTACCTATGGTGAGTTATACGGTACTTTGATTGGTGAGATTGTTGTTAAACAAGTAAAGAACTTATCACCTAGTACACAGCCTTCAGCAAGGCCTGGACTAAATATGATTGGTGTTACTGAGAACAATAGGATATCAGTAGCATTACAACCTGTTAATCCAAAGAACTTTTTAATTGATCCTGATGCACAAACTATTGAAGAAGCAATGGGATGTGCTATTGAACAGTTTGTTGGTAGGCATGTAGTAACTCAGGCACAAGCTAATGGTGTTTACAAAGATGTTTATGTTGGTGATGCACCTGTTGATACTGATTTAGAGGAAACACAAGAACTAACATACCCACAACAAGATAGGGTGTTATTGCTCAGATACTATGGATTAGTACCTAAAGCACTGTTAGAAGATCCTGAAAAGTTTACATTAAGTGAAGAAGACTCTTATACAGATCTTGTAGAGGCTTTAGTTGTTATTGCTAATGGTTCTACTTTACTAAAAGCAGAGCCTAATCCTTTTATGATGCAAGACAGAGCCGTTATTGCAGCACAGGCTGATAGTGTTCCTGGTCGTTTCTGGGGTAGAGGAACTGCTGAAAAAGCATACAACATGCAAAAAGCTGTTGATGCACAGATTCGTAGTCACGTAGATAGCTTAGGCTATACATCAGCACCTATGATGGGTATGGATGCTACAAGAATGCCTAGAGGCTTTAAGTTTGAGATCAAACCAGGAAAGAGTATTCTAACAAATGGCTCTCCTAGTGAGATTCTACAGCCTTTAAAGTTTGGTGTTACTGACAAATCAAACATCGAAACAGCACAAATCTTTGAAAGAATGATGCTTCAGGCTACAGGTACACTTGATTCAGCTAATTTACCTGCTCAAGTATCTGGTGGAGAGGCAGCAACAGCTGGTTTAGCAATGGCTATAGGGTCTTTGTTAAAGAAAAATCGTAGAGCTTTGATTAATTTCCAAGAAGATTTCCTTATTCCGTTCGTTCAAAAGGCAGCATGGCGTTATATGCAGTTTGCTCCTAACCGTTACCCAGTAAAAGACTTTGATTTTGTTGCTACTGCTACTATGGGTATGGTTGCTAGAGAGTTTGAACAGGCTCAAATGATGGCTTTAATGTCAACACTGGGACCAAACAGTCCTATTACACCAGTATTGCTGCAAGGAATCATTGAATCTTCATCTTTACCAAACAGAGAATCATTGTTAGCTCAACTTACTCAGATGTCACAGCCTGATCCTGCAGCACAACAGCTTCAACAGCAATCAGCACAGCTTCAATTAGCCACTCAGCAGGCTGATGTGCAGGAAAAACAAGCCAGAGCACAGAAAGCTACAGCAGAAGCTCAAAAAGCCTCTGTAGAGGCTCAATTGATGCCTGAAAAGCTACGTGTTGACATTGTTCAAGCTGCGTCTACCAACATTGATGATCCTAATAGAGAATTTGAACGTAGGGTTAAGATTGCTGAGTTAATGTTAAAAGAGAAAGACATAGACTCTAAAGTAAATATTGTCAGAGAACAAACTCGTCAAGATGCTATGAACTAAAAACTTGACAAAAATAAAAAAATGTGGTAAAATTACAACATGGATGAAAAATTACAAAGATACTATGAAGATAGATTCAGTATGTTTGCATCACAAGGGTGGTTTGACCTACTAGAAGATGCTCAGAACATCAGAGAAAGCATTGATAAAGTGTCTTCCATCAAAACAACTGAAGATCTTTACTTTAAACAAGGTCAACTAGACATCCTAGATTGGCTCCTGACGTTAAAAGCAATGTCAGAAAAAGTCTACGAGGATCTCCAACATGAAAGTAATGAATGATTATGAGTGCTCACAAGGACACATGAGTGAACACTTTGTAGATTTATTGGTGGGTGCAGTAGATTGCCCTCACTGTAATGAGGTAGCGTATAAGAGGTTAACAGCACCAAGGATCAAACTAGAGGGATATAGCGGTAGTTTCCCAACAGCAGCAGATCGTTGGACTAAAAACCACATAGAGGCTACCAAAGTAGCGGAGTCTAAGTCCTATTATGAAGGGTAACCTTAGACATTTTAACATTCCTAACAATTGGGTTAAACCCGACTAGGAGAAGCAGATGGCTGAATTTGTAGATTCTATTGATAACGAAGAAGTACAAGACGAATTTCAAGCTGAAGAAGCTAAAACTGAAGAAGCACCAACTCAGGAAGAACCTGCGATCCCTGAGAAGTACAAGGGTAAATCGTTAGACGATATTATACGGATGCATCAAGAAGCTGAAAAGCTTATTGGTCGTCAAGCACAAGAAGTTGGTGAAGTTCGTAAACTGGCTGATTCTTTAATCAAAAGGCAAATCACTCCACAACAGGCTACAACACCTGCAGCCGTCGAAGATGATGTTGATTTTTTTGCCGATCCTGTGAAGGCAGTAAATAAAGCAGTTTCCTCACACCCTGCTGTACGTCAAGCTCAAATGGCTGCGTCAGAAGTGGCTAGAATGCAAACTGCAAACAGGTTAGCTCAAGCTCACCCAGACTACTTAGATATTGCAAAAGATCCTGAGTTTGCTGGTTGGGTTAACGAGTCACCAGTACGTCAACGTTTGTTGATAGCAGCAGATAAACAATTTGATTTTGATTCTGCTAATGAGTTGCTTAGTACTTTTAAAGTTATTAAGAATGCTAAGAAAGAAGCTGTAGACAATGCAGCAACGCAA